TAACCCAGAATCAAGACTTCCAGTGAGCTGTACTGTATTTGTTGTCGAGGACTCTATGGAGGGTCCAGAGGGCATTGAGGCTAGCTGGAGATTCGCATCACATGCCCTCCGCAATGGGGCAGGGTGTGCTATACACTTATCTAAGTTGCGTCCAAAAGGAGATGACAATGGTCGTGGCCTGACAGCTAGTGGCCCAGTATCCTTTGGAAAAATTTACTCAGTACTCAACGAAATACTACGTAGAGGTGGTACCTACAAAAATGGAGCGATTGTTTTACATTTGGATCTCGATCATCCTGATGTCGTCGATTACATTACTACTCCTAGATCAGAACTCCCGTGGGTCAAGCGGTGTGTCGACATTGATGATGAGAAATGGAAAAACGCTGATAATACAACACGGGAAGCGTTGATATACGGTATTAAGTCAGGTGATATCTGGCTAAACAAAATTAAACACGATAAAAACGGAGAAAGAATTTATGGCAACGTCTGTCTTGAGGTTTACTTGCCCTCACGTGGAACTTGCTTGTTACAGCATGTCAATCTCGCAGCCTGTGGTACCACAACCATCAGAGAGGGTTTCATTAAAGGTATGTCCGAGTTGTGCAGCCTCCATAGCCGGACAGGTGTTGGAGCAACTGGAGAATACTTGTCGTCTGATATCGACAGACAAGTTGGCCTCGGTGTCCTCGGACTCGCAAACCTCCTTGCACGACATAGCGTAACATACGAACAATTTGGTAGAGCATTACAATGCGTGAACAATCATGGATCTATTGTTACAAGAGCAGAGCATCTTGCCAGTGAACTTAGATATGGTATTGAAGCTGCAGCTGAAGTGGCTAGGGTTAATAATATGGTTAGAGCATTCGCAATTGCTCCGACAGCCTCGTGTAGTTATAGAAGCAAGGATCTGGATGGCTTTACGAGTACCCCAGAAATTGCACCACCAATCTCTCGAACAGTGGACAGAGATAGTGGGACATTCGGAGTGCAAACCTTTGAATATGGACAGGTAGAAATAGCAAGCGAAGTAGGCTGGGAAGCTTACAAGAGAGTAGCAGATCAGATAATGATAATGTATGAGAAAACAGGACTTCTTCATGGCTATAGCTTTAACTCTTGGAGTGATGTTATAGAATACGACAATGAATTCGTGGAAGAGTGGTTGGCATCGCCTCAAACCTCCTTATATTACAGCCTTCAGGTAATGGGAGACACACAAGATAAGAGCGATGCGTATGCAGCATTAGACGAAGATGATGTCCAAGATTACTTGCAGGGTATTTTACAAGAAAACCCTATAACCTGCGATTGTCAAGAATGAAAAACCCTTATGAAAAATTACTCAATAGAAAGAGAACTTGGACTCCCGTCCAGACCACAGCTGGTGAGCTTAAACACGGAGCTGAAGAGGCCATCTACCGTGCTCTCGCAATACGCCATATGGAGCTACCAGTTGGCGAGTTTATTACAGAGGCACTTGAAAAAGAGGTTCCCGAATCTGCACGGACTCTTCTAGAATCTAATGTTAAGGATGAGGTCAAACATGACCTCGCCCTTACATACATCACCAATGCCATAGGTGTTGATGAAAAAGCAGAAGCAGAGGCTCTAAGGCTAAGAGATGCCTGGGAGGCTCACCCTGATCACACTATATTAAAAGCTTTGGTAGCTGAACGTGCTATATTCTTTGTTATTCTTCCTTTCTTTAGGTTTTGTGGTGATTCGGGTATCCGAACAGTATCAGCTGATATATCCAGAGATGAACAAATACACGTGGCCTGTAACAGTCTCGTTTGTTCTGCTATGGGTCTACGCCCTAGTAATTCTCTGGACAAACTTAGGAAGGCCACAATTAATTGGATATTCCAACCACTAGGTATAAATACTACCGATAAATATTTGGACAAAAATTTTTGGCTGGATTCATCAGACCGATTAATGTATGAGGGAAAAGCACCTCAACTTTCTGAGACCAGATCTGCAAGAATGCCAGCCTTCTTTGAACATGCAAACACAAACCTACCCCAATACGCTTAGCTTCCATTCAGAGAAGCTAGAGAAGTTGGTTGAGGATCTTGAAAATAAATTTCCCAACCAACCAGTCCATCCAAAAGAAGAAATCTCATCCATCATGTACAAAGCTGGTCAACACAGTGTAGTACTATATATCAAACAATTATTAGAGGAAACATAATGTGCTTTGGTGGTAATAAACAAAAAATAAGTGGTCAAGCACCACCTCCAGCTATTAAACCAAGACTGGAAGTCGATGACACCTTACCAACGAAAAAAAATTTAGTTGATGATGATACTAAAGCTGATATTTCTTATGGTTCGACAAAGAAAAGAGCTGGTCCAGCAGAAGCTAAAAAAACTGGTGCAGCATCTTTAAAAATACCTTTAAATCCTGGTAATTTACAAGGATCTACAACTGGAGGATTAAATGTATAAGGCAAGTGAAAGATACACTCAACTAACAACAGGTAGATCACAGTTTCTAGACACAGCAGTTGAGTGCTCAGAACTTACTTTACCTTATTTAGTACAACAAGATCTAAGACAGCGAGGAGGTAAACAAAGTTTACTACAACCTTGGCAGTCAGTTGGAGCTAAAGCGGTAGTTACATTAGCAGCAAAGTTAATGCTAGCTTTACTACCACCACAGACTAGCTTCTTCAAACTACAAGTTAGAGATGATAAGATTGGAGAAGAGTTAGAACCAGAGATGAGAAGTGAATTAGATTTATCCTTTGCTAAAATAGAAAGGATGATTCTGGATTACATTGCAGCTCAGAATGATAGAGTTGTAGTTCACCAAGCATTAAAACATCTGATTGTATCAGGTAATGCTCTTATCTTTATGGGTAAGGATGGGCTTAAGCATTTCCCTCTTCAAAGATATGTTGTAAACAGAGATGGTAATGGTAATGTTATAGAAATAATAACTAAAGAAATAATAAGTAGAAAAGTACTAGGCATTGAACCTACTCCTATGTACCCGAACGATCCTAATGTTCAAACAAAAACAGGTTCAGATGAAGACGACGCAGAAGTATACACATGCGTTAAACAAGATCCTAGCAGTGGTCGTTGGGTTTGGCATCAAGAAGTAGATGATATGATCCTTCCTGATAGCCGTAGTTCAGCACCAAAGAATGCTAGTCCTTGGTTAGTTCTTCGATTTAATACAGTTGATGGAGAAGATTATGGTCGTGGTAGAGTAGAAGAATTTATAGGAGACCTTAGATCACTTAACGGATTATCACAAGCTCTTGTTGAAGGATCAGCAGTAGCTAGTAAAGTAATCTTTCTAGTATCTCCTAGTGCTACAACTAAACCACAGACATTATCTAAAGCTGGTAACGGTGCTATCATTCAAGGTAGACCAGAAGATGTAGGAGTAGTACAGGTAGGTAAGACTGCTGACTTTGCTACAGCTTCACAATTAATGATGGGGTTAGAGAAAAGAATCTCAGAAGGATTTCTGATATTAAATGTCAGAGACTCTGAACGTACTACAGCAGAAGAAGTAAGGATGACTCAGCTTGAGTTAGAACAAAGCCTCGGTGGATTGTTCAGCTTACTAACTGTAGAGTTTCTTATACCATATTTAAACCGAACGTTGCTAGTGCTTCAGCGATCAAATCAGATACCTAAGTTACCTAAAGAATTTGTTAGACCAAGGATCGTAGCTGGTGTTAATCAGTTAGGTCGTGGTCAAGATGCTCAAGCATTAACACAATTCATGGGTACTATAGCTCAGACATTAGGACCAGAAGCTATACTCCAATACGTAAATCCAGGTGAAGCTATCAAACGATTAGCTGCATCTCAAGGTATTGATGTATTAAATCTTGTGAAGACTGAAGAACAGTTACAACAAGAGATGGCTCAACAGCAGCAAGCACAACAACAACAAGCTTTAGTAGAACAAGCAGGTCAATTAGCAAGCACTCCTATGATGGATCAGTCTAAAGACCCTGATGCTAAAGAAAGAATAGCTAACTTAACAGATGCACTACAACCACCTGAAGAATAAATGGCAGAAACATTAACATATGATGCTGGTACTGATACAGTAACAGAAGGAGATGCACTAACTCCAGCAGAACAGCAATCTCTTGAAGTAGGAGAAGCTCTTGAACAAAGTCAAGACCAACTACTTGCTGGTAAGTATAAAGATGCACAAGAATTAGAGAAAGCCTATGTTGAACTTCAAAAAAAACTTGGAGAAGAAGGCGATAAAGATAGCGGAGAAGTTGGGGACACCCAAGATAACGCAGAAGTGGAGCCACAAGAAGAAGCAGCAGAAGAGACAGAAACTCAAGAAGCTACTGAATTCTATTTAGAAGATGGTTCTCTTAATTATGATGCAGTAAACGAAGCTTATGGTGAGAATCTAGGTAACATATTTAAAGAAGGTAATGTAGATCCTATAGCTATTAGTGAACACTTTCATGAAACTAAAGGATCTATTACTGAAGATATGTATAAAGAATTAGAAGGTGCTGGTTTATCTAGATCTTCTATTGATTCTTATCTAGCTGGTAGAGCTGTTGAATCTGGTTACAGAACTTCAGAACAAGAAGCAGCTGATTTAACTGATAAAGCAATTAGTGAAGTTAAAGAGTTTGCAGGTGGAGAAGATGCTTATGACAACATGGTTCAATGGGCTTCACAGAATGTAGACAAAAGTTTCATCGAAGCTTTTGATGATATAATAGGTTCAGGTAGTGTCAATGCGATTAAGTTAGCAGTAGCTGCATTGAAATCTGAATACCAAAACTCAAATGGATACGAAGGACAAATGTACACAGGCAAAGCACCTAAATCAACTAACGATGTCTTTAGAAGTCAAGCAGAATTAGTAGCTGCTATGGGTGATAAGAGATATGATAATGATCCTGCTTATCGTCAGGATGTAATTGAAAAATTACAACGATCTGATAACTTAGAATTTTAAACCATGAATAAATCTAAGAAAATAGCTGGTAAAGGAGGATCTCCTTATCAACCTTATGATCCACCTGAAGGACCAAAGAAGGGTGAGCCTTATGTACCTGCACCAGGTAAGTCACCACAAAAATTAGCTAAAGCAACTAAGAAACAGATAAAGAAAGAAGTTAAAAGAGCTGTAAACGATCCTAACACATTTGTATAATGTCATCAAAAATATACCCTAGTGTCAGACCTAAAAGAGGTGACACTAGACTACAAGCTAATGCATCTTCTAGACAGATAAGAGATAGGCTTAAACCATTTACACATGGTAAAGGTTATGATGATGTTGGTGGTTCTTTAAGAGGAATACCTGATGCATTAAGAATTCAATTGTTAAGAGACGCAAAAGCATAGTGTATCGTGGCGACCTGAACTTTCATCATCGCCCATTAAACTCACACATTATTTTAATGAACGACACTGAAGTAATTCAACTTCAAGCTCCTATTGAATACACTATGAACGACAACGCTGAAATCCAAAACGGACGCTGGGCTATGCTTGGCATTGTGGCAGCTCTCGGAGCCTACGCCACGACTGGTCAAATACTACCCGGTATATTTTAATGAAAAAAATTTTAGCACTAACAGCAGCTTCGCTCTGTTCTACTCCAGCAATGGCTGGAATCTACGCTAACGTAGAAACAAATGTTTCCTACACAGGAGCAGACTATCAGTCCAGAGCGACTGATCTGCATGTAGGATTTGAGAATGCAGTAGGTATTCTCGACTGGTATGCACAAGGAGGTAAGACTATCAACGCTGTTGATGGTGCTGACTCTGACTCTGCATGGTCAGGTAAAGTTGGAGGGTCTGTCTCCGCTACCGATAAGCTAGGAGTTTACGGTGAATTCTCATTCGCTAACATTGCTGATGAAGAAACAGACAACACTTATGGCACCAAGCTGGGTGTCAAATATTCTTTTTAAATAAATGACTACAGCCACACTAACAAAACCAAATACCAACTGGCAGAGTTTATGTGACTGGGTTACGAGCACAGATAACCGCCTCTACGTGGGGTGGTTTGGTGTGCTAATGATCCCTGCACTACTAACTGCTACAGTAGCATTCATAATAGCTTTCATAGCTGCTCCACCAGTTGACATAGATGGTATACGTGAACCCGTAGCTGGCTCTCTTCTCTATGGAAACAACATTATCTCAGGGGCTATCGTCCCGTCATCAAACGCAATCGGTCTTCACTTCTACCCAATCTGGGAAGCTGCAACCCTCGACGAGTGGTTGTATAACGGAGGACCATA